CTCCAATCTTCAAATGGTTAAATTGGTCCAATACTGGCTTCTGGCCAATAGCTTTGGATCCCGGTACTGACGTACTGACAGGTAATGTCAACTGCTTGGTTGCAGGTAGATATGATCCGTCAGGAACGTACACATTCAATTCAACTACCAATACTGGAAGTTTGAACTTGTTTGATGAGGACTGGGATATCCCGACGATCAATGTGACTGGCTGCAATGCCGATGCCACTTACCGTTTAGAGACATGGATGTGCATGGAATATGTTCCTATCAACAATTCAGTCTATTATTCGCTCGCTAAGAGAGACACAACTGGAACCGTGGAAACCGTATCGAAGTTAGAGAAAATAACCAACGACAAACCAGTCGCTGAGACCTCAACCTCAACCTCGAAATAGCAACCATGGTATACTCCAGACCCTGACAAAGACATAGGAGCCTTCAAGACCTATGAGGAATACGCTAAATGGCGGGACCAACTTGCTGACCAAATCAGCAGGGGAAGTCACGCGTGGACGATACCGAGGAACTATAATCCGTACTTGTACAATGACGCTTACACCAGTATGCCTATTAATGAGCAAATTGATCGTGAGAAATATGTTCTAGCGGCCCATATGAATAGACAAAGCCTACGCCCACGGGTAAGGCAGTTCACTGGGTTAGCGGAAACTATACTTCAAACTGCAACGGATTACCTCCCGCCAGTGGATGAACCAGCAAAAACTGGAACAACCACGAACGCTTCCATTGCTAAAGCAGTGGCCGGTGTCCAAGACATTATTGGAATGGATCCAGCCTATGATGAGTACCAGCGAACCTTGCAGACTTTTAGTGCCCCTATGATCGACACTTACGACCCCGAGAAGACGATTCCTTGGTACAGGGAGAACCATGAAAACTGGGTCACCTGGAGCGAGGAGATGAACAAGCAGAGACGACGGTACGAAGCGGAATTGGCGCTGCGTACCGAAGCCGATGAAGCTCGTAATCGAATCGTCGACAATGAAAGGCGTAACAGGAACAACAACTCACTATACGGACGTGCACCATATTAGAGATCAACGTAAAGAGCACAGGACTAAGCCCGTTTGGTGGGGATCAAGCGGAAACAGATAGCCTGTCGCGGACAAGAACTAATGTGGCGTCACACGGATTTGGACGCAAAGGAGTAGATAAGCAGTGGGACTACTCAACACTACGGATAACAGGCATGTTCTGT